CGTGGGCGATGTTACCAATGGCATGGAAGTTTGCCGCCATTTGGCTCTTAACGCTGCAGAAGGCGCCCGCGTCGCAGCTCTACCTCCAATGGAACAACTGCTCGAGGTCCGTATTATTTCCCGCGAATTATCCCGCAATGCAGCTACTTCGGCTGCGCAACCGCCTTCCGGGGCGGAAGTCAATGCCGCTACACCACGGTCCGAGACACAACCGCAACCTACGTTTGTGTCTTCGCTGCCTAAACCAGCACGTGCGTTAAACGGAAATTCCCAAGCTCCTCCCGAAGATCCATCGGAATTCGCGGCAACCGCCGGCCCCGATGACCTGGAGAAGTGGAAGGACTTGAAGAGGCGCCGCCGCGTAGGCTGATAAGCCACAAACGTCTTCCGGCGCATTGCGCCACGGAGACTGAAATTGGCGAACCAATTATTGACCCGCCAGGAGGTGACATTCGCCGGCCTGGAAGAATTGGAGAACGATTGCGTAATCGTTCCTAACGTTTACCGCGATCTGGACAAGGAATTCGGCAAAGCCGGGGGTAAAATCGGCGACACAATTTACGTGCGCAAACCCCAGCGCTACATCGGTCGCGACGGGCAGGCTTATCAGCCCGAGCCGATGGTCGATACTGAAGTCCCGATCGTCATCAACCAACAGTCCGGTGTGGATATTGAATTCTCGACCGCTGAAAAGAAACTCAGCATCGACGATTTCAAGCGTCGCACGCTCGACAAAGCCATGCTGTCGATTGCGAACAAGTTGGACGTTCGCATAGCCAACAGCATTATGCTCAACACTGCGAATTTCGTCGGGACTCCCGGGTCCATCCCGGGACTGTCTACGACCGACGCCTTCCTGGTCTACTCTCAAGCCAACCAGAAATTGGTCGAAGGTGGCTTCCAGATGAAGGGAAACCGGCGCATCTTGGTCATCAGCGCTGCGGCCGAGGTGGGATGGAACGACTACGCCAAGCAGTTCTTCAACCCGCAAGATCTCCTGGCGCGCCAGTGGAAGACCGGTCAAGTCAATGAGAACGCTCTCGGTTACCTCTGGCACATCGATGAGAACGTGCCGACTCAGGCGATTGGCACGCTCGGCGGAACTCCCGCAGTAACGACGGCGGGACAGACCGGAACTTCGATCAACTTCAACGGTGCCACCACAAACGGCGCTGGATTTTTCAACGCTGGCGATATTATTAGTTTCGCCAACGTGTATGCGGTCAATCCGCAGTCGCGCCTGTCCACCGGTTCGCTGAAGCAGTTCGTGGTTCAGCAAGCGGTTACGACGGCGGGGGGCGCCGGAACCTTGACCATCATGGAAGCAATCGTTCCCAGCGGTCAGTATCAGAACGTGACGGCCGCGCCATCAGCTGGCGCTCTCATCAACGTATACAACACCGCGGCGGCAGGGCAGTCGGCACTTGCAAACGTGGCCACACGGCAAGGACTTCTATGGACTCCGGAATGCCATGCCTTCGTATCCTTCCCCGGAGACGTTCCGGAGGGAGTGGACATGGGATTCGAGGCACGTTCGCAGCAAATCGGCGTATCGCTGAGATTCGCCCGCGTCTGGGATGCCTATCGCGACCAGTGGCCGAACCGGTTCGATGTCTACTACGGCATGGGGCCGCTCTACATGGAAGGAGGCGTCCGCATCTCGATCTCGTAATCGATCCGGACGAAAAGGAGAATGAAAATCATGAAAAACCTCTTGAAGATCACTGTATCGGCAGTTTTGCTCGTGTTCTGTGCCAGCGCTCAGTTGGCGACCACCAGCACCACGCTAGCCTCTGCGGTTGTGAGCAATACGACTACCCAATGGTGCGTTGCCTCTGCGACTGGAATCAACCTTCCCAGCCTCAGCGGCGGAACTGCGGCGTCCTACCTGTTCGTCGATAAGGAAGCCGTAGTCGTCACCAGCCAGGGCAGTTCCTCGACATGTTTCAACGTGAAGCGCGGGCAGCTCGGGACCAGCTCGAACTACTCGCACTCGGTTAATTCCACGGTATGGGTGGGATCGCCGGCAACCGGCACGGGAGACTCCTCGCGTCCATTCACAGGAGGAGCTTTCACGACCAATATGCCTAGTGGGACTTGCGTTGCTTCCGCGCAGTATACGCTTCCGATCATCGTTACCGGGAGCATCTCCGGTGTCGGCACCGGAGATGTTTACACCTGCGTGGGGGGTTATTGGACCAGGGGAGATCCCCAGGTCGGTCCCTATCCGTTCACTTCTTTCACTACGCTGTCTAACCCCGGCAACCTGGTTGCCGCCACTTCGGTATCCGACGTTAACGGAAAGGAGTGGTTCAGCGGGATCTACATTCCAGCGAACGCCACTCTGACCGGTGCTTGCTGGCTGAACGGTGCCACTGTTGGCACCGATAAGCGCATGGCGTTTCTGGCCGATCTTTCTGGTGCCATCATCGCTACCAGTGCGACGGCTGGAGTAACTACGGCAAGCGCTTCCACCTATCAGTGCGTGGCGTTTACTTCCACGATATCGGTATATGGTCCCGGCAGGTACTATGTCGGCATCATGACCGGCACTGGGGCCACCGACAACTTCCTGGCCTACGCAACTGGTGGGGCTCCGACCAACTATCCTACCGGCGTGGTCACAGGTGGCACGTTTGGCACCGTGACGGCCATCACGCCAAACAGCACGTTCACAACGGCAGTTGGGCCGTTGATGATGGTGTATTGAGGAGACTGTGATGACGGAACAGACTAACCGACCGCTCACCATGGACGACGTGTTCGGCGCGGTACGCCGAACACTCGGACCATCCGACAAAAACCCGATCCCTATCAACGCCTTGCGCCAATTGCAGATGACTAGGGCGAAGACGGGCGGTTTCCCGATGCACATGTACCATCCGACGCTTCTGCCAATGCAAGCCGTGAACGAAGCGCAGATGCTTACGCTTCAGGAGATGGGCTACACGGAGACATATATTCCTCAGTCTTATCCCAAGTGGATGCATCGGCGCAATACCAATTCTCCGTTCGCACAGAAAACCGAGATCGGCACCGGCAACATCCTTACCCATCATTTCGTGGAAAGCCGCGAAGTGAAAGGCGTGAAAGAGGAAAAAGACCTTTTGCGCGAAAAGCCGGGCGCCGGTTGCGGTACCTGGTATTCGACAATTGCCGAGGTGGACGAAAACGACCCTCTCGACGACGAAACGGCAGAAGAGACGCAACTGCGCATTGCGCGCCTTGAGGCGGCGCTGGCAGAAGCCAGAAAGAAAGGGCCGGAAGTGCCTCCGGCCGTCTAAGGAGGCCACTTGCCGTCGGTAAACCTGACTACCGTGCTCACGGCGGCGGCCCAATTTCTGCATGTGCTGGACAGCGGAGAATCGCTGTCCAGCCAGCAGATCTCGGACGGTCTGCTCTATACCAATGACCTGCTCGATAGCTGGTCTAGCGACCCGCTGATGGCGCTGTCTGTGTATCGTAGCGTCCAGAGTCTTACACAGCAGGTCCAAGTCTACACTATCGGGACTGGGCAAACCTGGAACATCACGCGTCCGATGGAGATCGAGGCCGCAGCGCTTATCAATTCGGCTGGACCAGGCGCGCGCATCGAAGTCGTGAATGCGGCGAAATGGGCCAGCATTCCGGACCGCCAAGCTCAAAGCAATCTGGTCCGGTATCTGTTCTACGACCGCGGGTATGCTGACGGGGACTGCTATGTCTCACCCGTTCCGCTAGGGTCAACCTTAAGCATCGAACTGCTGATGTGGAATGCGCTGACAGAGTTCGCTGATACTGTGACCACAATCAGCATCGATCCCGGCTACCTGCGGATGCTGAAGCTTGCGGTCGCTGTGGAGATGGCTCCTCAATACGATGTAAGTGCCAGTCAAAATTTGATGGCTAATTTGATGGAGGCCCGTAACGTCGTGCGCGGGCTCAACGCCACGCTTCTAGGCCGCGATGACCCGCAGTCCCAAGGCATTGCCAGTCCTACCGGAGGGTCTCCTCCGGTTCCAGCGCAGCAGGCAGCGCAATGATAACTAGGAACTTGACGCAACTCGCCTACAATGCAATTCGCAGCTTGGGTGGCCTGCGTCCTGGTCAGACTACCAGTTCAGACGTAATGGCCGATATCCTGGACGATGCCAACATGATGTTGGATCAGTTCCAGATTGACAGGTTGCTCGTCTACACATACCCGCAAACTCTTTTTACGCTGGTTGGTGGTCAACAGACCTACCTGATCGGTCCTGGGCAGAGTTCGCCTAATTTCGACGCGCCACGCCCCGATTTCATAGAAGTGGCAAATATCTTGCTCACAAACGTGACGCCTCCAGTGAGGACTCCGCTGGCTGTAATCAACGTGGACCGGCGCGCCGATATCCCGGTTGATTTGATCCCGTTCGCGCTTCCGCTGACGTTATATTACGATAAAGGATTCAATCCTACCGCCGTCACGCCTGGCTATGGGACCATTTTTCTCTGGCCTGGGCCGTTAGTAAATTACACGTTGGAAGTGTTCTGCAATCAGGTTCCATTACAGCAATTCGCCGACGTGGTAACCTCCTACAACTTTCCGCCAGCTTATGCGCACATGCTGACGATGAAGCTTGCGGTTCACATCGCTCCAATGATGAGGATCTACGCTAAGTTGCCTTATCAAGAGTACGACAAGAACCTAGCGCGACTGATAGTAGAGGCTGACGACGCGTACCTTGCAATTCAACAATACAACGCTCCCGACTCAGAAGTGGCCTGCGATCCGGCATTCCTGGGTAACAACAACGCGCGCGGGGCCTTCAACTACATGATCGGTCAGAACAGCACCGGTAGGATCAGATGATGCCGATCGTCCCTACTTCTGCTTTTCCGTTCTGCGGTCCAAGTAATCTTTCCATCTCTCCCGTCATCGACGCGCAGCGCAGCATCAACCTGTATCCTGAGCCCGGAATGAAGGGTAGCAAGACTGGGATGGGTCTCGTTGGGCGCCCAGGTTTGTCGGCATTCATGACATTGCCAGCGTCTCCGGCGCGCGCGCTATGGGCCGGAGACAATAAACTGTATGCGGTGGGAGGAGGCAACTTTTACCAGATCGGCAGTGGAGGAACGATATCTACCAACTTTGGTGCAATGGCTGGGAGTGCCGGAATCGGACCTGCGTACATCCAAGCCAATGGCACGCAACTGCTCGTTTGCGATCCGAGCGCGGGCACCATATTCAACGCCAATAACGTAGGGCCTGCGATGAATGCAGAGTTCAGCGGCGTTGCGTTGGAGTACCTAGATGGATTCTATCTAGCCATCGCCACAGGAGCAAGCCTAGCAGGTGGAAATCCGAATCAGATCAATTCCTCGGCATTCGGTGACGGGACGAACTGGGCTCCTTCTCCAGGTCCGTTACCTAACTTCGTCATTCGCAGCGGCTCTGCCGATCTAACGATCCAACTGGCCACGCTAAACAGCCTGCTGTACATCTTTGGCCAGAAGACTACGGAGATTTGGTACGATGCCGGGAACGCCACGTTTCCCCTGGCGCGCATCAATGGAGGCACGCTCAACATAGGGTGCATGAGCGCCGGTTCTGTAGTTAAATTTCAAAACACAATTCTTTGGCTGGCGGCGGATTCAAATGGATACGGCAAGGTCTACATGATGAATGGGACTACCCCGCAACCGGTAAGCACGCCAGCGGTCGAGTACTTGATTTCTTTGCAAGCGGCAGCGAACCTACCGATAGCATGGGCTTACGGATACGAGGAGGCCGGTCATGTCTTCTATGTTCTGAACTTTCCTGCGGAGGGATATGCTGGCTTCGCATTCTATTCGCTAGTGTATGATGTGACCTCTCAGCTTTGGCATGAACGCAGCTGGAATACGGAGTCTTTGTGGCCGTGCTGCTTTGCAAGCGTTCCTGGCTTCAACTCAGACGGCCCAAACTTTGTCGGTGACGGCTACAGCGGGAAGATCATGTTTCAAGGCGTGGGATATCCTAGCGACCTAGGGACCGCAATCAACTACGTCCGAACTGCACCCCACATTTCTGACAGCAACCAATGGGTCAAGTACCCTCGTTTTGAACTCGATTGCGATATCGGAAGCGCGCAGCCGTATTTGAGCTATTCAAATGACGGTGGACGCAATTTCAGCTCTTGGAGTTATCCGATGATGCAGTCTCCGCCACAAGGCAATCCTGGGGGCGCGCCGGAACTTAAAAGATTTTACGCGCTGCAGTTGGGGCGCTCACGCGACCGCGTATTTAGGGTTTCCATCACTGACAGCGCAAACCTGATTCGCATCGCAAGCGCCTACGTTACGGCGAATCCGGGGGCGTCATGAGCGCGATTACTCCTAACTCAGTCACAGGACCGAACGCAAGCACTGGGCCTCCTCCTATCCAGTCGCCACTTGTCTCGCCATCGAGCGGCTACGGTTCGGTGCAATTCCTTTCGTGGCTTAACAGCGTCAATACCGCCGTTACCAACCTAAAGAGAAATCACCTCGATGTGCGAATGTTCGGAGCCGTCGGGGACGGCGTTACGGATGACACAGCAGCAATTCAGTCTGCGCTCAATACAGTCAAGTCTCTCAGCTCCGGGATCTATCTGCCTGCGGGCATCTATGTGCTCAGTACGGGCCTGATGCTGCACGATGCCATTGGCGTACACTTATTCGGCGACGGCGACGCGAGCGTGTTACAGCCGTCCTCAGCATGGCCGATGTCTGGCGCTACCTGGCCAAGCGTGCTCGATGTGAGCGGATCTAACCATCTGCTGATCGAGAATATCAAGATCGATGGAACGAATCTTCCGGTAGCTACCACGCTGAACATGGAGGCCATCTATGGGGAGGGAACGACAGCCAACCCATCCTACGGAAACATCACCGTCCGCAACGTGACCCTGCTAAACTGGACGCAGTTGGGATTCGGCATCGGAGCGACGACAAGCGCACACACAGCGCAGGATATTTCGTATCTGAGTTGCAATATCCTAAACTTCGGGAACCGGAATTTCTCGATGAACGCGATTGACACGGGGAGTTCCGGTAACCGTTATCGATATATCATTCAGGGAAATCGCATCGAATGGGCAACAGGGCTTTCCTCGACATCGGCAGTCGGGAGTAACGGCATTTTTTGTGGTCTAGGGCAAATGGAGGACGTTTCCGTGATTGGCAACATTGTCCTCAATTGTCCCGGCGACTCGATTCAGATTTATGGTCGCCCGTTTTCGGATGAAACTGTAGATGTGCTGAACGTCACTGTGCAGGGCAACATCTCACGCAACAGTGCAGGAGCTGGAGTCGATGTGTTTGGCTGCCAGGAGGTCTCCATCGGCGGGAACGTGATAATCAATCCGGGCCAGAGCGGCAACTGGGATCAGTTCGGAATTGGTGTTACTTTTGGGACTTCCGCCGGCACTAACTATAACGCCAAAAACATTGTTATAACGGGGAATGTCTGCGTCGACCTGCAAACGACGCCAACGATGCTTTACGGAATCCAGATTGTAGACTACGTTGGTGGCTCGGCTACGCCGTCAACCGGGATTGCCCGCGATAATCAGATTGCTGGTGCCAAGAATGCACCGATCTTTCTGAATTCCGCCTCATTCAAATATTGGGACATCCAGAATTTCTCGCTCGGACGCTACGGCTTCGGTCTAAATGCGGGGGGTTTGACCATCCCTGCTGTAGGAACTGTAGATAGCGCGGGTGACGTGATCGCTCGCAACGTGTCCAACCCTAGCATATTCACTGCGCTCCTCGGAGAATCGTCTGCGGGTGCCCCCTCTGGATATTTGGAAGGACTTGGACTGAATGTTCGCTGGAACTCCACCTCTGGGTATTGGGAGCTGTGGAGCGAAGCGGGAATCAATGATGGCGGCGGGGCGGTTCTCGGGAACGTTGGCGACGGAAAAATTCGCTTCGTGTCCATTCCGAGCGACGGTGCATCATCTCCTACAAATCCGAAGCAGCTCACGCAGGCAGCCTTTATCGCTCTAATGAAGCTCGTGCTAAACGAGGATGGGAGCCTGACAAGTCCTACCGATGTTACGTTCTTTAGCAGCACGGGCCTTTCCTCCCCGACTGGAATATCCACGCTTGGGGCGACCGTTTCGGCATCCTCCTGGCAGCCGACACCCGGTTATCTTGGCGGCTATACCTTCAATCTGAAGTGGAACGCGACAGCCGGAGTATGGCAGAGCCAGTTTGCCGGAACGAGTGGTTGGTGGGCGATTTTGGGCGGGACAGGAAATCCAAATTCTGTTTCTCTCTACATCGGTCCAGATACGGGCGCGGCGCAAAGCATTTCGCCATCCTCCTTGGCCTCGTATAAGGTGGCGACTTTTCCCGGTGGCATGGGTCCCAGCGGCCCTGCTGGCGGCGCGCTGGCTGGCACCTATCCGAATCCGACGCTGGCGCCGACGACGCAAAATACTTCGCCCGGTTTTTCGCTGAACTCTACGTACCAAAACACGAGCGGCGGTGACTGGGACATGACGGTCACGCTGAACTTAGCTACAGCAGGAGCGTTGGCTACGGCCTACAGTGATTCAACTTCTACCCCGAGCACCCAGGTGGCTATAATGAATACCCTATCGGCGGCCTCAGCGATCTCTTGTTTTTCATTCAAGGTTTTGCCGGGTAATTATTTCAAAATCGGGACGGCTGGGACGGTGATCGTGGTAGCGTGGGCCGTGTGGGGATTGCCTCCATCTTAAAAGGAGAATTCTATGGGTAGCCTGATAGGCGGTTTGCTCGGTATGAACGCGTCGAGCAATGCCGCGAATATGATCGCGGGAACGGCGCAACAGGCTGAGACCGGTGAACTGACATCCACCCAGAACGCGCAGAACGCAATCAATACGGCGCTGGCAACGGGAACGACCAATGTCAATCAGGCCGGGACGAATGCTATCCAGGGCGTCACGGCTGGATACAATTCAGCCAACCAGACGCTTCAGCAGTACCTAGCACAGCAACTCGGGAATACCCAACCATATCAGGCCGCCGGCGCTGGAGGCACCCAGGCGCTTCAAAGCGGACTCACAGGATTGACGAACTACACGGCTTCCATGCCGACATTCACGGCACCGACCGCTGCGCAAGCGGAAGCCACTCCTGGATACCAGTTCCAACTCGCATCCGGCACGCAAGCCATTCAAAACAATGCCGCTGCGTCAGGTCTTGGAATGGGAACCAGCACGTTAACTGGCCTGACAAACTACGGGCAGCAGTTGGCTGGCACGTACTACCAAAATGCCTTCAATAACGCGCAGTCGGCATTCCAAACCAATCAAAATACGACGCTTTCCAACCTGAGCGCGCTCACCAACTCGGGTCAGAACGCGACCAATACAGGGCTCACGGCATCAGGACTTGCTAACTCAAACATCGGGACCGCTAGCACCGGAATCGCCGCGAATCAAACAAACACAGGACTTTACGCAGGGAATACGGATACCTCGCTGGCGCAATACCTTGCCAGCCTCAATGTTGGAGGGCAGACGACCTCTGGCGAACTGGGCATGCAAGGCAGTCAGATCGCTGGCAACTTCGCCTTGACTGGGGCGAACGCCAATGCCGCTGGCATCCTTGGAGCATCGAACAATCTGTCTTCGGCGTTAGGTGGGCTCTTCAGCGACGCCCCTGGAACGGCGGGGGGCCTCTTGAATGGGATACTAGGCGTATGAGGTTCACATGGGCGGCATTCTCGATCTGATCGCGCTACACAATCCGACAGGCTTCGCAAATGCGAACGCTCAGGGGGCAGCGAATGTCGCGGCTACCCAAGCGCAGACCGCCAATACGCAGGCGCAACTGCCGGCAATTCAGGCCGACGTCCCGCTAATTCAAGCGCAGGCGCAGGAAGCGCAAACCCGTAATCTGCTGATGCAAAAGCAGATGAACGACCAGAAAATTATCCAACAGGCATTCCAAAACCTGCCCACTGGCACAGACCTCAGCACGCCGGAGGGAATGCGGTCGCTTCAGACTTCCGTCATCGGGAACCGCGCGGGCGGTGGCATCATGGCATCATCCTACATGGGACTGATGCAAGGGCTAATGGCCTACCAGAAAGAAGCTGCCGGACTGACCTCAGATCAATTGGCAAACTCCGTTAAGGCTGACGCAAAGGCCGGCGATTTGATTGAGGCCTACGCGCAGAATCCCGATCCTGACCAGTACGGAAACCTTCTAGCGCAAGTGCAGAAGGTCTCTCCGCATCTGGTTGGAGTGCTGCCACCCGCGACGGACGCGCCTACCGACCCAAACGATCCTAGACTCGCCAGCGCATTGACGGCTGCCGGGTTGCACTCGCGCGTACTTACCGATGCTAAGGTGCAAGCCGAAGCGAATGAATCTGCTGCCAAAAAAGCTCTTATCGATGCTCAAATTCCTGGTGCCGCTGCCGAAAGCACCATCAAGAACTTGCAACTAAAGGCGATGCAGAACCTTACTCCGCAAACTGTGTCGGATATGGTAGATGCGCAATTCAACGCTTTGAAGGGCGGTAGCGTAGATGTTCAGCGGGAGTTGCAGAACGAGCGCGGCGTGGCTAAGGCCGCGGCGACGGCTGCAATCCCTCTGGGGTATCAGGCGGTCCTCGGCGCCATCAAGGATTCAGCCGATCGCATCGGGCGACTCAACGCTGGCGTAGCACAGGCGGCCGCTACGGTCCCGTCTCGCGTTTCGGTGCTTCAGGGCGGTGCAGACATTCAGGCGCAAGAGAAGGCTCGCACGCTATATATGGACAGCCTGCAGACGATGAACCAGTCCCAGTCGGCGGCAGCCACGCTCCAAAAGGTTCTCGACCTGTCCAACCAGGGGAATAAGGCGGCGGCCGGGCAACTCAAGGTGATGCTTCCGGAATTGGTCAACTCCGTCCAGGGGATTAAGCGGCTCGCCGCCACGCAGGCGAACCAGGACCTGGGTAGCTGGGGAGACAAACTGGCAGCGTGGGCTGGCGAGGCCGCGCAGGGGCAGCCGGTTCCGCCCGACATTAAAGCGCAGTTGCCTGCGCTCATCGCCACATTGCAGAGCGGAAGCGCCCACGCGCACAATCTGAATGTGCAGGGAATAAACGCCACTTATGGCAAGCAGGGAGCGGCATTCCCCACGGTACCCGAAGCCCCAGTTGCCCCCGCTGCACCGCAGTTTAAAGTTGGCGATTCGGTGATGTATCAGGGTAAACTGCACAAAATCACTGGCTTTGATGCTCAAGGGAGGCCGCTGATCCAGCCATGAGTTCCGTACCCTTTGCTGTCGATCCGTCTCAGCTAAAGCTCGTCAAGCCGATCACGGCGCCCTTCGCCGTAGATCCGGACAAGATCCAACTTATTCAGAGCGGCCAGGTAACGCCATCGCCTCTCTCTAAATTTGCGGGAGAGTATGTCTCTAAGATGAATCCTCTCCCAATAGGCAACGCAATCGTTCAAGCCGTTGCGAATCCTGTAGCAACGACGCGTGAATATGCGGCGCAAACAGGCAAGATTTTGGACGATGCGGAGGAGGCATGGAAAAGCGGAGACTACGTTTCAGCGGCGCGGCACGCTTTCAATTATTTCTTGAACGGCATTCCAGGGTTAGGCGCATCGCTGGAGGAAGCTGGGAACAAGATGCAATCCGGCGATGTCGCCGGAGCGTTGGCCGACACTTCCGCCTTGGGCACACAGATAGCGCTGGGAACGAAGTTGCCTGCCATTGCAGAGGGCACCGCACGCGGCGTACAGGCCACCGCCGCAGCGGCAAAAGCGGCCGCCCCAGGCGTAGGAGCGGGAGCCGCCATGCTGGCTGGTGGCGAAATGTTGGGGAAAATCCCTGGAATGGAATGGCCTGCGAGGCTTGGGATGGGGTACCCTGGCGTGCGGCAGATCATGGCCGGTGGCGCGAAAGGGGCTGCCGCGTTTCGTCAGGCGCTCATGGATAGCGCGCCAACCTCAAGTCAGGTGCCAGTCATCCCTACCGGTGATACAACGGCAGCAGTTCCTCTTCCTGTCCGTCCAGTTCCTTCTTACGGCCCGCAGGGAGTTCCCCTCACAGAAGCACTCGGCGCAGAACTGGACGCAGCCGCACCGCCTACGCCTCCTGAATTGGATCCATCCTTGCTGGATGGAATATCCGGATCGCAAGCGGGGAAACCGTACGCTAAACTTGATCCAGTCGGGCAAGCCCAGGTACGCCAAATTGCCAAAAATCTCACTCAGGGGATGGCGGATGATGCAGCGACACCTCCGACGCCTGCCGCTCCTCCCACGCAGGCACCCTCACCAGTGCAAGCGCAGCCTACAGCGGCTCCTCCGGCTGCCCCTGGCATTCCTCTGGTCGATCAGCTTCGGGCGGAACTCGACGCCAGTATCGCAGCAAGAAACCAACCTCAGCCGGTGCCCGCGCAAACCCAGGTTCCGGGGAGTGCGGCAGAATCGGAACCTGTCGCAGCCCCCGGCGCGGAGGCTGTCCCTCCTTCGGCTCCCGCGCCGGCTACCATCTACCCGCAGATCGGCCTGACCCAGCCGGGATACGAGGATACTCTCGGTCCTGGACTTCAGGTCTTCCGAGTCCCAATCACGGCGGTGGACCAAACCGAGAATCCCTACGCTCTCGGGAAGGGACCAGACATTGCCTCCTATGCCGCACGGATTCGCGCTGGGGAACAGCCGCCTCCTCTGTTCGGAAAGGCCGACCCTGCCACGGGACGCGTCACGATAAGCGATGGAAACCGCCGCCTTGAAGCGTTGAGGCAAACGGGAGCCAGCGCGGTAGATGTCGCAACGGCGGTTCCGAAATCCTTCCAGGCCACGGCGGTCGTGGCTCCTACGCCGCAAGAGCCCGGAGTACTCGCCCGCGGTCAGAGCGCGGCCACACCTGAAGAGTGGGGCTTGATCGAGACGCCCCCAGCATCGCAGGTCCCTTCGATTCAAACACCTGCACAGGTCGGCAGACCCGCGGCCGCCGGCCCGACACCCCGAACACTCGCCCAAACGGAAGCCGCTATGGCGCAAGTGAATAACCCTCCGGCCGTCGAACCGCCGACATCCTTATATAATGCTGCCGGCGAGCGCGTCAGCCCGGGCCTCCGAGGCCAGCAGATCAAATGGATGAACGCGGCCAATAAAGCCGACCGGTTCGCCCAAGCCATCAACGCGGAAGAAATGACGCCGGAAGATCTCTCCAAATTGAGCGGTAACGAAAGGCAAGTCCTGACGAACGGATTGATCGCTAGGGATCAACTACGTTCCCCTGACCAGCAATTGCTTAAGCCTGATGAGACCGCCCCAGATGAGTCTTGGCCGCTGATTATTAGCAGGCTTCGCTATATGCAAAAACAAGGAACTGCGCCAGCGGCGGCGCCGTCCCCGCCAACTATGGGACCGCTGGCCAATAATCCGAAAGCTTACGCCATCGCAAAGCAGTTATTCGAAGAAATGCAGAAAGGAAAATAAAATGCCTCATGAACCGCATGTACTTTTAGGTCCGCTCGAAAAGGCAAAGCACGCAGCCGCGCAGATCGACCAGGCAAACGCGCAACGCGCACACGACTTCCACCATCCCGCGGTGCGGGAAATACTCAACAGAGCGTTCCCCGAAATCTCGGAAAGCAAGAAGCAGGAATCAAATGAGATCCAGACAATTTGATCGGCTGACACCGCAAGGCGATTTGGTCTGCATTCGGCGTTTGCCGGATGCAGACAGAGAAGGACGAATTTGGATTCCGGATACGGCGCGCGACTTCAAACGTCCCAAATATTCGAACATGTTCGAACGCCGCGGTGAAGTTGTGGCAGTCGGTCCTGGCGACTTGGCGCACGAAGTGGCTTGTGCGGAGTGCGGCTTTCGCGAAACGCGAACCACGCACGTGGAACAACGGGATGACAGCGGTGGATCGCACACGGTTCACGTCATGTCAGATTCTTGTCCCCACTGTCGCGGGCGCATGACACTTACTGGTCGCACTGAGCGCCGTTCGATGGAAGGGCTCAAGGTCGGAGACGAAGTGCTCTATCAGCGTAGTCCAAAGAACGAAGTAATACTCGATGGCATTGAATATGTTTTCATCCACGCCGAACATCTGGTTGATGCCGTAATCGAAAGGGACTAAACATGAAGCGATTGTTTGCCGGATTGTTGTTGAGTATCTCCGCGCATGCCGCTGGCAGCGTAACGCAGACAGTTAGTACCTTGCCTACCGGCATCGTGGTCGTTGCAATGAACTGGACGGGAGACACGAGCACTGGATCTGTGCCTCCGACCATCGCGCAACTCAATAATTGTTGCGCTGGATACCTGGTCACGCAGGCCGAAATTGTCCCCGGTATACCGCAACCGTCGGCAAATTATTCCGTGGCGCTTCTGGACTCAGCTAACGTAGACCTGCTCGGTGGCGCAGCGATCAATTTGAGCCCCAGTTCATCGTCGGCATTCGCGTCAGCCAGCTATGCGCCACCTCTTCAAGGAACGTTTACGCTCTCCATCTCGGGGCAATTTGCGGCGGCTGCGCAGGGCATCGTCTATGTTTTCATGGCGAAGGCTGGCGCGGTAAACATCGCACAAGGAACTACGAGCACTGCCGTCTCAGCTAACTGGTTGACACTCTACAACGCGCCATTCGCAGACAGTAGAGCGTACAATTTCTCTCCCCAATCACCAGGATCGTCGCTTGGCGTAGGGGCGGATACCATCACTCTAAATCCGATGCCTGCTGGCATTAACGCCTACTCAATCGGGCAATATGTATATATAAGCGGAGGGGTTGGTTCTGCTGAGGCAGTTCCGATTACTGCGGTCGGAACTAACACGGTCACTGTCACCTGCGCGAACACGCACACGGGAGTATGGACGATTAGCAGTGCTACCTCCGGAGCGGCGGAGGCGCTGGCGGCGAACCGGGGAGGAACACTCTATTTTGCTCCTGGTGGTTATCCGTTCTATGCGCCGCTTTTGATTACCGCTCCTGCTACGATAGTGTGCAGCAACGCCGCATCCACAAACCTACAAGCTCAATCCGCTGTGCAGGACTTGATCGACATTACATATACTGGGGCAGACAATTCTACGACAACCATTTCGGGTTGCGCATTTACTTCGAGCGTGACAAAGACTTATGGCACAGCTATCGCGATTTCGTACCCTTCCGCAGCCGCGGCAACACCGGTTCAAATTCATGACAACTGGTTTGAAGGTCAATTCAACTCTATTGTGGCAGTGAACGCCTGCTATTTAGACATCCACAACAATTCCTTTCAC